GAAAAGCTACAAACTATAAATATCTGTTTAATGGTTGCCGATGAGTTAGGCGATTGCGTTGTATCAGATTTATTAGTACACGATTTGACCGATGAAAAAAGCACTGAGGTAGTGCAATATTATTTTGACGTATTAAATGAAATTATAAACTTTAAAAACTTTTAAGACAATGAAAACGACAATTGAAAAGTATTACGATGCATTATTAGACCTACAAAAAATAGGTAAAATTCAAAATAGCACTAAATTCGCAAAAGATAGAAAAATAGGTGCAAGATTTATTTTAACTTGTAAAGAATTAGGTTTAGTAGAAAAAAGAAATAAAAATTATTTTTGTAGATTCAAACAACCTTCAATCGAAATGGCTGAAAATATTAAAAAAGTTATTAACGAAACAAATAATAATTTTTACCAATCTAAAACATCTATTCAGCCACAAATAGAATTTATAACAGATGAACAAATGATAGAACATTTAAAATCTAAAGGGTATAAAATATTAAAACAATTTACAGATTATAGAGAACTTTAAAAATAAAATCACAATGAAAACGACAGCAGAATTAAACTACGATGGCTATATTATTACAATAGTAGGCGATTATAATGCACCTGAACGCGGAAGCCGTGACCGTTGGGGCGCACCATTAGAACCAGATTGCGATGCATGGTTTGAAATTATCAGCACTCATATAGGCGATGTCGAATTTGCCGATAACGAAGAATTAGCATTTTTTTTACAAACATCTGAATTATACATAGATGAACTAATGCAAGAAGCGTTACAGGATGCATACGATGCAGAATATGAAGCCTACCAAGAAGCGCAAGCAGAAGCATATTACGAAAACCTTAGATGCAAATACTATGATTAAATATATTATCTTAGCAGCGGTTATTTTATGCACACTTAACCGCTGCATTGAAATCAAAGAAGAACCAGTACCAATATTCAACGGTGCCGACACGCTGAAAATAATGATAGTAAATGATTCAATAATAAGTATAGAACCTTTGAAAAAATGACAGCAGTAGAGCAATTTTTTAAAGACCTTTGTGATTTAGGTTTTATAGAATATCCTGATGATGCAATAGTGCAAAATAGGTTAAATTTAGCCCTCGAAATGGAAAAAGAGCAGATAATGCAAGCCTACAAATTTAATGCAACAGGCGAACCAGATGGAGCCGAGCATTATTACGAAATATTTTATAAAAAATATTAGCCCTCTGCTTAGCGCTAAGCACGGACCGAAGATAGGGTAATTGACTCTCAGAAACGTATGTCTGCACTGTTAGCGTTCAGGGGATAATTCAAAAACGCAATTTTAAAAGTCAGGTGGCGGAATGGTAGACGCTAAGCGTAGTAAGGGTGTCGAAACGACGTATAAATTTTCACCCATGCAGGTTCGAATCCTGTCCTGACTACTAAAACTATATATTATGATTGAAATAACCAGACCTCAGTATACGCTTTTACTTAGCCACAATCCTTGTATGATATTTTGGCACTTAGGCGAATCTGAGCTGCATGGTCTAAGCTACAAAGAATGCATGCTGTACCAAAACACTACTGAAAATGCTTACATTGCAGGATGGTGCAATTATTATCCAAACTCAGACAAGTTCTTTGTGTTTATAAATTTATCGCGCTGTACGGATGATTTAGAAACTACATTATTAATCTTTCACGAAATGTTACACGCGGCAATGATAGTTTACAATTGGAATTTAGAACATGAAGAACAAATAGTAACCTATGCCGAAAACGAAACAAGGGAAGTATTCAATTTAATTAAACCATTTTTAACATGAGAACAACAATTTTAATTTTAGCAGTAGTTCTATTTACTTCTGCTACATTCCCGGCACTAAAAAAACAGCCGAAAAAAAACCACGTTGAACGATACATTGACCGCTTTTTAAAAACTGCAAAGCAAGAAGCGAAACTGTATAACATACCTGTCAGCATAACATTAGCACAGGGCATTATAGAATCGAATGCAGGCCGTTCAAGTTTAGCGGTTAAGCATAACAATCATTTTGGCGTAAAGTATCGCGGTAGGGGCAAATATGCGATTTACAAAGACGATACACCACGCGATAAATTTCAAGTTTATAAATCGGCATGGTGGTCATATCGCGACCATTCGAAGCTGTTAACATCACGGCATTATAGGCATTTAACAAAACTTAGCAGATTAGATTATAAAGCATGGGCACACGGTCTTAAAAAATGTGGTTATGCAACAGAAAAAAAATATGCTAAAATACTTATTAGTGTCATTGAAAAATATGACCTTTGGGTTTATGATTTACCGTTTTTTTCACGATAAAATAGAAGGCGATGAATGGCTAATAATTCAGCATTTACCGATGGGTAATTATAAAGCTATCTGCACGCGCGAAAATCAATACTATAAATTAGGCGATGTTAAAACGTTTTTTTTTGATGACTTTAACATCTGGTCAAAGGGAAAATTAAAACCTAATAATCATTCTTTAACAAATAAAAAAAAATACGATGGTAAACCGCGTTACGCTAATCGGTAGGATTGGCAAAGAACCTGAGCAAAAAACATTTGGCGAAAAAACACTAACTAAGTTTAGTTTTGCAACATCTGAAAGTAGCAAAGACAAAAACGGAGAATGGCAAGAAAAAACGCAATGGCATCAAGTCAGCTATTGGAATAATACAAAACTTGAAAAAGGCGATATACTTTTTATTGAAGGCAAAATAGAATACCGTGAGCATGAAGGCAAATATTATACTGATATTATTGCTTCGTATTGCAGAAAAATAAACGGCGGACCAAAAGCGCAAGCGGTCGAAGTTGAAGTTATTTCTCAAAATAATGATACTGATTTACCGTTTTAACTTGCAAAAATAAAATAATTATCTTATTTTTTCTGCGTTGTCAGTTTTCATTGGTCTTTTGGTTTGACCGCCTGTTTTGAAGTTCAGGCGGTTTTTTTTAAACCAAGTAAAAAATAAGATATGTATTTAACGTTTGAACAAGCGATGCAGATAATTAAGCCAAACGGCGCTAAGAATCCTAATTACGCTGGTACAAGAATAAGACAGTTAATAAATTTTGGTTACCTAACTGAAGCTAAACCCGATGAAATATTTGTAAAACATTTTGATGATTATGTAAGTATTGGCAATATCAAAACTGAAAGCTTAGTAACAGCTGAATCAGTTTATAAATATATTCAAGATAGAAACGCTGTTAAAGAACAATTAGGTAAGATACCAAAACAAAATAGGCATGTTAAAGCGGTTTTTTCAAATGATACGATAATGAATTTTATGTCTGTAGAATTAGCATGCTTATATTTTGGCGTATCGCGTGTTCGAATCATGAATAGCATTGAAAAGAAAAAATATATTAGAGTTCCAGAAATTGATGAATTAGTAAAATTTATATAATTATGTTTAACGAATTAGCAAAAGAAATACACGAAGGTAACGCCGCGCGCGGTTTTTGGGAGGATGAACGCAAATTAACCGAAGTAGTAATGCTTACCGTTTGCGAATTGTCTGAAGCAATAGAAGCGGACCGCGCGCAAAAGTGGGCAACTGAACAAGATATTTTGCAATACAAAAATATTAGCACGCCCGAACGGTTTAAAGAAAACATAAAAGACACCGTACAAGATGAAATAGCCGATGCGATTATAAGGCTGTTAGATTTTAGCCATAAGTTTAACATTGATTTAGATTTTCACATAAACGCTAAATTACAATACAATGCTTCAAGACCATACAAACACGGAAAAACCTATTGATAGTATCGTAGAATCCGTTATAGCGAAATTTCAACAACGTAGCGAGGTTGGCATAAGCAAATATGGCAAAACACTTGATAGAACCGATTTAAACTATAAAGACTGGTTAAATCACATTCAAGAGGAATTGATGGATGCCGTTTTATATTGCGAACGGTTACGCAAAGAATCGAAAACAGAATTTGAACGCGGTTATAAGGCAGCTGCAGAAGTTTATACTAAGTTATTAGAAGCAAAAGATAAGTTATGACACGTACCGAACAACAAAGACTAAAAAAGATTCTTGAATATAAAAAAGGCTATTTAGATGCTATGCTTTGGATTCAGGACCAGCAGCCATACGATGACGAACTTGAACTTAGAATTGATATTTATACACACAAAATTGAAGAACTTCAAAACAAACTGAAAGGACATGACGAATGAAGAAAAAAAAGCCGCGTTAATTGCTAAAGTAGGCGAACATCGCGTTAATGAACTAACACAAAACATTTGGTTACTATTAGGCGCACTTAGTACGGCAAAATATGCTATAGCACAATTCGAACCTAATAAGCTAAAATTTGAAATGAAAAAACGGTTTTTAGATTTGCGAACTGCTATAAACCTATTTGTTAATAATTTCGAAAAAGCAGCAACAACAGATGAACGCGACCTACTAAATGAAAGTACTTACGATAATGTAGCAGTTATTGCTGAACTAATCGCGATGGCTATAACTTTGCCCGAATCGCAGCAAGAATGGTATTTAAACGAATGCAAAAAACTTTTATTTTCAGCTTACAACAAATCACAAAATGAATTGCGTAGCGAAGGCGGTGAATAAGTTGTTTCCAAACCAGAATTTAACAGAATTTCACGACCGAAAATTAGGCGTTGGTATGGGTGATATTCAGCGCATGATACCAACCGATTTATCTGTTTGGGCCGTTTATTGCAACCATCACAAATGCGTAAATTTTGATTTAATAAGGCAGTTGCCGAAAACCAGCGATTATATACCGTTATTTTTATTTAGTTCGGTAATGTCTGACCGATTTAGACTACATTGCGAATTTGCCCTATGGGACCGCAACACGGTTATAGTTAATGATATTGAACACGATGCAGACGAATACTTTAAGCGCAATAAAATATTACAGGTATCGGCATTGATTAAATTCGAAACACATGAAATACTGATAGTTAAAAAATAGAAAACCGCTGCCCAAAAAAAGCAGCGGCCACACATGAAAACAACAAAAAGAGCAAAACTTTATTTATCTTTCTTGAGTAAATCTTTAGGCGTTGGTATAAATCCTTTGAAGTAACCGATTATATTAACGCCTGTAGTCTGTGAAACATTTTCGAAAATAGATTTTAATTCAATACCGCAAACGAATAAAGCTACGTAGTAAGATAGCGTAAAATTTAAATCTAACATCCAAGTGAAAACTTGACTGCTAATAATAGCCAAGCAGTAATCATTCATTTTAGAAATGGTTCGTCTAAATCCGCGCGATTGTATTTTTTCATTTAATGCCCTTGCTTTACGAACGCCTGTTAAAAAGTCAACAAGTAACAAAAAACTAAGGCAAATAATAAGGGGCTTTAATATGTTTAGCTGTTGTTTGATTTCGGGTAAAATCTTTATAAAATAGTTTAGCGAATCAGATGCAACGCGTAGCGAATCGGCGGTAATAGTCAGGGAATCCATTAACTTAGTTTAATATAACGTGAAACAATGACCGCGGCTGGCGTACCTATGAAGATATACCACCACGGCAGGGGAACAAAGATTATAAAGAACGTAAATGTAAATATTGAAACCCAAGTACCAAAACAGATAGGACACGCGCCCGCCATTGACCAAGGGTTATTTTTCATGTTGTTTTCGGTATCGTTGTAAACTGATTCTACTTGTTGTAGATATTCTTTATAAATAGTATCAGCTTCATTAGCTGTTTTGTTTTGCAGTTCCTCGTTTAGTTCCTTATCGCGTTTTTGCTTCCACGCGTTATATTTTGCCCACACGCGGTTTTTTTCTTTTTGTTCGAAGTCTAAGTAGCGTTTAGAAATAAAAGCGCCGTAAAACGAAAATATTCTACCTGTATAGTATTCTCCCTGCAACGGTGAACCTATGCAGTAATGTAAAAACACTATTATTGAGGCGGCGATTGGTATAAGGATAAGAAGTGATAGCATTACATTGGTGGGAATGGTGGTGATGGTTTTGGTTCATATGGAATAAGCGGCAAATCTTTTACCCAAAGAAACTCAGGATTTGTGCAAAAGTCCATTTCTTGAACTGAAATAATGTACTGGTCGTACAAATCCAAAATTGGATTGAAGAAACTATCCTCGTCATACATTTGCCCGACTAAGTTATCCTTTTGTGTTTCTGTTAAAAGTCCTACTTGTGTCATACGTTTCGGCTTAAAGTTGTTTGATATGCTTGTACGGCTAAATATAGGTTTGCGGCTTCGGTATCTGTTAGTCCGTCACCGATACTACTAAATGCACATTCTTTTGTTGAATAAAAAGCACTGCCACCAGAATTAAAACCTCCTAACCAAAAAGTTCGAGTACTTAATCCAGAACTTGCAGTTGTTCCTGTTACTACCTTAGTGCTATTTCTCCAACCGTTTACAACATTTGATGCAGTTCTATTTGCTACATAAAAAGCTCTACTATCTACATCTGTATAAGTAATATATGTACCTTGTGAGTTTATTCTATAATAAGTTATATTTGATGTTCTAATTTCAAGTAATGAACCGTTATCAGTTGCGTTTGGACCTGTTGAAGTACCAATCTCAACCTCTGTTCCTGCGCTTTGAGTTCTGCTGTAATATGAAATATGTGTACTATTCTGTGTTAATGCTACTGAACTTGTAAGAAATGTATCAGCATAACCATTAACTCCTCCCGGCTTTGCCCCTGTACTGCTATGTGTCCACCCACCCGAAAACACTAACCTAAATGCTGCATTAGTATCCTGTGGGTCTTTTAAATTCCACTTATGCAATGCAGCAGTTCCGCCAATCATTGGATAAATCGCTTTCATCTTTGTCCAAATACCGTAACCTTTTAAAGCCACAACTAAATTGTTTATAGCTGTTAAGTTTGTCGCACCTGTTAAGCCTGAAGCCGTGAAAAATGCCTGTGCATCGGGGTCATAAGCAACCCCGAAGCTATATGGATTTATTATCATCTTGTTCCGATTAGTGTAATTTTCAAACCTGTTGCAGTACCGTTCCCGATTTGGTCAATGTCGACCGTAATTTCAGCATCATCAGTAAGTGCCGATGTCGTAATAGTTGCAGGCGTTGCAGCTGTTGTGCTTGTTTTTTCTGTATTGTCAATGGTCAACTTAGTACCTAAAACAGAAGAACCGCTTTGATTTATGTCAACGGTAAAAATAGAACCCGATGCTTGTGCAATTGTAAGCGAAGCACGAACAGCCGTTAAAGTAAAAGCAACTGGTAGCCTAAATGTAACCTTATTAGTGCCCGCTGTTAGTGCTGTTGTTTCGTCACTTGCAGCTAACTGTATTTCGATAGGCTGTTTTTTATTCTCCCAAACTAATGAAGATAAATTGTACTGCAAAATGTCTTTATTCGCCAACGTGCCCGAATTTATCGCTACATTATGCAATTCATCTAACTCATAACCATTATCAATCTTAACAAATATTTTACCGTTAACACCATGTGCATATTCGACATAACCAACTCTAACTTCATGAAATGGTGCGCTCGGTTTTACATTTGTAACGCCACCAAAAACAGTCGGACTGAGATACAGCAAATCGCCATCGTTCCAAGTTTCACCCTGAAGTGAACCAGTTGTATTGATGCCTGTAAGCGGACCATCCGAAACAATAAAACCCTCTTGGTTAACTGCGATATTTTCGCAAACAATACCGAGAGTTCCTGCGCTATTTGCATCATTGTCAGCCTTTGCGAGCTTTACGGCAAGTCTTTGACCTGTTGCGCCTGCTACTATTACAACTTTATAGCCTGCCTTTGTAAGCGGCACTAAAGGCGTTGTTTTATTTACAACTCTTGTAATAAGTTGCTGCCCTACATTTAATGTAGTACTGCCACCTTTTAAGCCTAAGTTTAAAGTGCCGAGCGTGTCATTCCAAACTAATTGCCCAGCGCCTGCCGTTGAAGTCGTAGCCGTGTCAAAATCCAATAAGTTTAAATCAATAATATCTAAATTACCTGCAGAATTGCCTGCAGCTAAAACAGTAGCTAAATCAGGTGTCGGACCGCTGCCGCCACTAACTACAAAAAAAAAATCGCTACTTAACAAGGCTGCTAAATCGGCGCAAGTACCTGAAAACGGAATTGCCGCCGCTGGTACTACTTCGGTATTTGCAACTTGTGCAGGGTCGATGTATTCAACGCTGCCATTATCTTGAACTATTTTAACGCTGCCGTTTACGTTGCATTCAATTTCAACTATATCGGGGCTAAGGCTGTTAATAAAATCGCCCGAAGTCGAATCATAAATAGCTACATTGCCATTCGCAAGTTTTACAATATCTATCATTGGTTTATTATTGTTTTAGTGCTAAATTCAATACAATCATATTCGATGCCGTTAACTTCAAGTTTAACAATTTCGCCATTAGGGTCAATTATTTGTCCTTGGTAGGTGTAACTTTCGTTCAAATTTGTAAGCGTAAATATTACCGTTTCACCATCTAAAACATCAGCACTATAATAAATATTTACAGAACCAAAAGTTAATTCTAAAACCCAAGTGCCTGCAGTTAACGCATCTACAACAATACCTGTATTATAAACAGCATTACAAGCATTAAGGCAGCCCAAATTTAAGGTTTTTTCGCAACAATTACAACAAGGCATATATATAAAGTTTAATATTTTCTAAAAAAGGGGGTATTTATTCCAACCCCCTACTAATGTCCTAAGGTAGCGAAACTTAGCGGCATAGTGAATCTTAACATATCGTGAACGGCTTACATTTTTCAGTTAAGCTAAAATCATAACGTAATTCAAAATCTAAACTAACTATTTGCATAAGGCTTTGCAGCGTTTTTGGGTCTTTGCCTGTTTCGGCAGCGTAAACGGTCCAAGGTAAAATTTCATTTGATACAGGGAACAAACGCGGGTTAACTATTGCGTATTGCCATTGCACGCCCTTAAAATTCGCACCGTAAAGCGCAAATTTAACGCTATCCAAAAGCATTCGAGGGTCAGCGCATTGATGCCAAAAAACTAATTTAAATGGAACACGCACATCCAATTCGATACCACAACTTCCGCGCTTTGTATTCGCTGCTTTTCTTGTTTCCGAAACAATACCATTAACACGGATATAATAACCCGTTCGCGCGGTGTCTGAGATGCCAACATAGTTTCGTGTGCCGTTTTGCGTAACATTCAAAGTAACAACCTGGCCTGCAGTATCTTTTACAGCAATGCCATTACCGTGAACATTTACATTTACGGCAGCCATTGAAGTATCAATCTGTTTAATTAGTTCGGTTATTATATCTTGTGTTACGTACATTATTAAAGTGTATCTATTTCTTCTAAAATTGCTAATAGTTCATTTCGTGCAGCGGTTTCGCCTAATTCGCGCTCTTCAACTGATACGGTTGCGATTTCTTTACTAAACCTATCTTCGTTAAATTCCATTATATTGGCCATTTCATCATTGGTATAAGTTATCGCGCTATTCAATCCGCTTTCAGTTACTTTAATACTTTGAAATAACGAACCGCTAAAATTTAAATCTACCGTGCCTGATTGCCTACCTGTTAAATCTCTTAATTCTTTATAACCTTGTGTTAAATACTTTGTTTTATGCGGATTGCCATTCTTAAAAACCGTTTGGCCGTTTTTACCTTGCGGCTTTATACCACCAGCTTTAACAGTTGTAAGACTAATCGGGTTTATATAAAACGGATTAACACTATAAGTTCCTATCTGACTACCAGAACTATCTAATCCTAAAAAAAATATCCTTTGCTTATATTCGGCTATAACTTGAAACGCGGCAGCTTGCGAAATTCTACGCGCTGTGTTGTCATCATTTACAACCTGTGATAGTATTTCTAAGCGTTCAGTTATAGTCATTATCCTGGAAACATTGGGTACATTCTTAAACGTGGTTCACATTTATAACAAAAGCGGTCAGCTTCAAGTAACTGTATAATATTGTCAATTTCGTTATCTAAAGCCTCAATACTTGCATTTTCCCATTCACCTATTTTGATATTGGCCCATTCGTTACCGTGCGTTTTAATTAGATTTAAACGGTTATTAGGTGATACCCATTCTTTTAAAATTTGAACACCTGTTTGATACAAAATCGCCATGCCTAAACGGTCTAAAAACTGACAAATAATATCAGTATCGACACAATCAACACGTACACACGCACCTAAATAACCCTGCGGTTGTGCTGCTATGCCATTCCAACCTTGCACATCTAAAACAGTATCGCCACATGGTTTGCAGTTTGTTGCAGCATTGCACGTGTACAGATAAGGCGATATATTAGTATTATCCCATGTAACTAATAATACATCTTCTTTAAACGATTTTTTAATAAATATGTGCATTTCTGTATCTGCAAAAACAGAAACAGCCTGACTAAATAATATATTGCCAACATAATCTGTAACGTAAATTGTGCTATTGCCGTTATTAGAAGCCTTAAATTTAACTGTATCAATATAAATACGGCTTTGTGGGCTATCTATCCATTTTTTAGAAATCTTTATGCCACGGTTAAATGCTACCGGTATATCAATAACATTCGATACACCACAAACAGAATATTTAGAACCTATGCTGTTAAGTTTAATACCACGCGCATTTAAAACAGCCTTTAAACGTTTTTCAACTACATCAGCTGCAAAATACATTTTTTCTTGCACGGTTAACGTAGCAGAAACAAGCGCTTCAGAACTAACCGCAGCTACATTATTTATAGTTAAACCTTCAAGGTTTTCTAAATAATAACCGCTGGTAGGTACCGTATTAGGCGCATAACAGCCATTTAGACTTATTATGTAGTTTTCTAAACAAGTAGGTGTATTAAGATTCAGCATCTATATCAGTTTGTTTTTTACGACCGCGTTTTTTTGGCTTTTCAGTTTCGGTTATTTCTTCGGCTTCAACGGTTTCATCGGCTTCGATGGCTTCGGTTTGTCCTTGTCCTTGTCCTTGTTGTACATTTTCTTCTATTTTAATAATTGATAATAGGCCCTCAGAATAATAAATATCTTTTGGGAAATCATTTTGCTTTACAGCCTTTTCGACAGCCTTGTTAATTTTTTCGCTTCCAATTGTTTTCTTTTGTGTTGTATAGTCAAATAGATAAACAACATTTTCGTTATCGGTACGCTGTACATTTATAGCGCCGTAATATTTACGAATTATTATTAATGCTTGTGCTATTTTTTTTGAATAGTTAACCATGTGTTTATATTTTAAAAAGGGGCGGTTTGCCGCCCCTGGTCATTAGAACTAAATTGTTTTATTTGCGGTATCTTCGCAATCAACGCTATCAGTAATGATAAGTTGTGCAGAACCTGCTAAAGTAGTATAGAAGTTACCTACTAAACCAAATACATTTGTCACACCTATGATTGATTCAGTTGGCGTACCGTTAAATGTAGTTGCAGAAGGCAAAGTCCATGCAAGGTCGGTTAGTGTTGCACCTGTTGAAGCTGTTGAAGCATCATAAACATTTGTAAGTGTTTCAGTAGAAACTGTAAGGGCAACATCAGCACCTGTAGCAGAAACAACTACAACCGAAGTTACAGCGCCTGTAGTCAAAATTGCAAGGGTTAAACCTGTGCCATCCCAACCACCTGATACGCTATAAACATAACCAGCGGCAGCGAGTGCAACTTGAACAGCGGCGGCATAAGCATTAGCACCTGCTTCTGTTCCTGTATCAAAAGAACCACCTACAGAAATAGGTAAGCCGTTAATTTGAATAGCAACTGCATCAGTTACATCAATTTCATCACCTGAGAAAAGTTCACCTGTTACAGATTTGCTGTAGAAGTTAGCTTGGCATGCAACTTCGCATTGTTCAGCTGATTCGCAGAACGTTGCATCAGTAGCAACAGGCGCACCAGTAGCACCGCAAGCAGGTTCAATGTCGCAATATCCTGTATCAGCGCAAATAACTTCATATTTGAATACGTCTAATACGCCGTCAAACAAACAGTCATTTTGTGCCCAACATTTAGGCATACCAACTACCGCCCAGTTAGTAGCGAATTGGATGTATAGTTCAATTTCTTCATTACATTTACCGTAAGACATCAAAACATCATGCTCAATACCCAGCCATGGGTCTACCACAGTCGTACGCATTTGGTCTTCAAAGTCATAGCTAAACTGACCTTTATTTTTTGCGTATGTGATAAGTTGAAGCGCGCCCGGTGCCATTGCGATAATTTCGTTAGTGTTACCGAATGCAGCGCCTAAGTTAGTATCGTAGAAAATTGAACGGGTGATGTCAAGTAATGAAGCATCAAAACCAGCATCATTACCGCTTGCAATTGCGCGTGCTTTACGGTATTGGTCCAACAAAGTACCACCTACCAAAATAAGCTGTTGTTCAATTTCGGCCTGTTTGCGGTCGCTATCTAAAATAGATTCACCAACAGGGTTAATACCTAAACCACTTGAAAGGAACAAAGGCAAAGACTTAGAAGTAACAGCAGGGCTGTTACAATCGCACTTAACGAAGTTACCAACGAAACCGCCATTTGCAACAACCGTCGCTACTTCTTTACCTAACTTGTTAATGTGATTTCTAAGAACTTCATTAACATAGCTGTTTTGATAATCAGCGCGGCTTTCTTTGATACAACGAATTAACTCATCATCAATTTTGATTTTTTGAGAAACCGTTTTGTTTTTAATTTCTACTTCATCATAAAGCGGCTTAACTACATCGCCATCAGTAGGGCAATATTCAAGGCTTGTATTATTAGATTCGGCCAAACGCGGAAAGAAACGGCGGGTTACTTTGTAAACTTTACCGTTACCTTGTTCTACTGATTGCACGTTTCCAAGCTTAACTTGAGATGCTGATTTGTTTGCAGCACTAACAAGCAATTGCAAAAGGCCGATATTTGGTGAAGGCATAGAGCGCATACCATTGTTATTATTCAACGATATGTCTATAATTTTCCACGCATCAGCGAGTTTTATAGTTGACATTTAAAGAATATTAAATTTTAAAAAATTGTTTTTTGTTTGGCATTTTCCACGCTGCCGGGCGTTCTGTTTTTTTCTGTACCGTAGTACCCTATTTTGTGAGAGGTCGTTACTGCAAAGATAAGATGTTTTAAAATAAATAATTTTATAATTTTTTTATACTATTTTTTACACAAAAAAAGGCAGCCCTTCCGAACTGCCCAAACTTTCAAACAAAACTAAACTAAATTAAACCGTTTTCTTGTAAATATTTCAAACGCGCGGGATGGATTCCGCTTTTTGATTTTTCATCAATTTCAAAACTTTTTGTTTGGCCGCCGTTACTTTGCTTTTCAAAATTGTATTCAGCGGCTATAATTTCAAACAACGTTTCATACTTTAGGTTTTCTGTTGGCTTAGATGGATGCTTAACGCGGTTGCCATCTTTGTTAACCCATATGTTATTATCAGCATCAATTTCAAAATCAAAACCACGTTCACGAATTTCAGCTTCTAAGATAGCGCGCATTTCTTTAGGCGCTAATCTTGGATTCTTAACAGTTTCAACAAGCGAACCGCGAACTTTATCTATTTGCTGGTTCTTAATATAGTTTTGAAATTTACCTTGTTCTTCTTTAATAGCTTGTTGCATTAGCATTTCTTTTTCAGTTAGCTTTGCATTGGCTAATTCTAACTGTTGTGTTAGCTGTTGCAACTTTTGCGCATCGGCTGAAGTATATTCAGATTTCAGCTTTTCCAACATTTCAACCTGTTGATTTTTCAAATCTGATACAATCGTTTTAAACCTATCTTTTTTATCGACTGTTTCGTATTTTTTTAGGTCAATAGCAAAAGCATCAGCTATCTGTTTTTCTGTTTTAGCATAAGCCGCACCAAATAGTTCAGCGCTTTTAGCTTCTTCAATCTGTTTTCCTAATCGTTCCTGTACGGTTTTTTCAAGTTTTGAAACGTAACCGGTAACGGCTTCATCTAAACTAATTTCGTTAGCTTCTAATTTTAAAATTAGTTCGGGTTCAATACCCAATTTTTCTACAAATTTTTCAAGCATTTCCATGTGTGTTTAAATTAAAAAATATTTTAGTAAATTCATCAAAATCTATACTTAACGGTAGTTCATAACCGCCCTTTAAAATAACCTTTGTAAAAACGCCGCCATCTTGCCATTCGGCTTTATAGAACGTTGCTACTTCATCCAAGTCAATATAACAATAGTCTTCAAGTTCAACAATAAATTCAGGTTCATTATTAGCTAAACGTTCATCTATTAGCTTTTTAATTTTACCAGCTTCTTTATAATCTTCTAATTGCACCGCTTCGTTATAATCGCTTTGCAGTTCTTCAAGTGTTAGCGGTTCGTTATCGTATTCTAACTGAATAACGAATTTGTAAAATCGTGCCATATTATCTACGTTTATTTGCACAGCCGCAGCCGCGTTTAGGGGTTACTGTTCTTTGAATAGGTTGCGCTGGTTCTGATACGTGAATAGTACCTAAGTAATTATAGTTACCTGTTTGCTGTTCGGCGTACCATTGCGCAGGGGTAAACTGATATTCAGTACCGTTTGTTTTATGCTTTGCTTTAATTACTAACATGCTAAAGTTCTATTAGTGTAAAGTTAATAAGTTGATTAGGTCTAAATATTTTGATAGCTTCGAACCAAATTCTATCGGGCACTATTAAACAACCAGCCGACCACGTATCAACAGCATGACCTATACCGCCGCGGTGAAAATTTATGCCATACCAACCGCGAGTTTTAACGGTTTTATCTAACTTTCGGTCGCGTGTGTTATCGCGCCAAATATCAATAGCACCAGCTTGGAAAAAATACGGTGCATTTAACCATAAATGACGCCAATCAGGACCAGTTACAAATCTATGTGAACCTATTACTTGTTGTTCACATGCAACCGCTGAACCAGTTATACCCCCAACGGTTAGCGGGTTAAAAATAATATTATCACCTGGTGTTGTACTGCATGCCATAACCATATCGGCTATTCTGTTGTTGAATCTTACAACATAATCGGAAAACTTATTATCAAACGTTTGGTCAGTTCTAATCCACACAAGGTCGTTAACAGGTTTTACCCAACCGCGTATATTCATTTCCGCGTCAATCCATTGTTTTGCACCGCCTAATGTTAACGGGCCAACTATGCCATCAATAGCGCCCGAATAATAGCCGCGGTCTTTTAGTATTTTTTGAAAGTTCTGCATGTGTTAATCTTTTTTATAGTTTTGTGACCTAACAGGATAAGCGATATGCCTACAATTATAACCGCCGCGATTTTGGCAAAAGTTTTCGGGCGTTGTATTTGGTATCATGCCGGTACCTTCATTATTTGCCCATGCTATTTCTTCTTCTAAATCTTTAAATAATATTAACCCTAATTTACCGTTTTTTGTTTCACGTACCCATTGTTCACATTGTTTGCGGCTATCTTTAACAATTGAACCAACGTATAACAGCGCATCCATTTTGTAAACTTTGCGCACCGCTTCATTTACCACGCCATCATATTGTAATAACGCATCGCGCGAAGCCTGCAAAGATATTCGTTTTAAAACACCTTGGCGCGCTTCTGTTGTTGTAAGCTGACCCGCAATTGAAGTAACCACATCGGTAAGGCTGCTACCTTGGTTAACGGCTACTAATAATTCTTGTTTAAGTGGGTTTATTAACGTTTGTGTTAAGCCTTGGCCTTGCATAGCTGCTATAACATTATTAACGGCCCAACGTTTAAAAGGATTCAAAAAACTTTTTGTAATATTTAAGCCGTTTAGTTCGCTTTGTATCGCTTGTTGTTCAGCGGCTAATGTATCGAAATTCGATAAAAAACCGCTTACCATGTCATTGTACCCCGACTGAATAAGATAGCGTTCTATTGCCCGTTTAAACGTACTAAGGCGGCTAATATTTTCCTTTGACCTTACTAAATTACCTGAACTTGTTCTAAACTTTTCAATCCACGCCACAACATCTTTTACAAATTTCGGTTCTAACTTATCGTACCGTTTTTGTAAAATTTCTATTGCTTTGTCGTTAATTCTTTCCGGTGCGTTAAGGTCCATTACTGATTATCGTTATCGCTATCTTCGTTATTATCTTCTTCTTCGCTTAGTTCCATTTGTTCATAAGCGGCAGCAAACTGATTCATATCTATTTGCGGCACTTCAACACTTGCAACCGCTTCAAACCTTGGCGCTAACTTCGCATCAATAGCATTCTTTATTGCTGTATATTCATTATTCATAATATCAAAACCTTCATCATAGTAAAGTTCGGTAACAGCATCAAAAACGAACTGAGCGCTAATTGCATCCTTTTCGGTTATTTGACCGCTCGCAAGTAATTGTACACGTTCTTCAACTGTATAAAGATAGGCACTATTATACATGGCGCAAATTGTAGCTATTTGGCGTGCAACAGCATCGGAATTATAACGGCGGTCTACATAGCTAATATAAGATTCATAACGTATAGCCGCTGGTAAACCTTTTTGCGATGCTGCAAATTCTGCCATTAGTTCGGTTTCTGTTTTCAAGTCAAACGAAATCGGCGCGTTCACCATTATAGGGCTTTCAGTATCTAAAAATACAATTGCCTGAATAATCTTTAAAACATCCTTATAACGCGCATAAACATCATCTGAAATTTTACCTACTTCTATATATTCGGGTTCACGGTCTAATTCTTTAGCCACGCCCGATTGTGCAGACTTTAAAGAACGGTTTATGTTTAACACTTGTTCGGCTTTACTTAGTGCTGAATCAGCTACCTTGTTAGTTTCTTGAATAGTACTAACATCGGGCGAATAATAACGTATCGGTTCAACTTGTTGTTTATCGTTATCGCCAAACTTAGATGTAGTAGGATTTAAATTATACGCCGCTAAAGGTGTTATGCTTAGTGTTTTGCCGTGACCGTTGCAAGTTTTACATGTTATACTGCTATCATAATCATTCGGGTCTGGAACGCGGCCAACGCCATTACAACTATTACAGTCAACGCCTTCAACAAATTTAATAGGAAAGCATGTCGCAAGCATAACCGATTTGTGCTGATTATCAAATATAGCAGCATCATTCAAGTAAGGTATTGCAGGGCTAAAATCAGACTTATAAATTTTAAACGTATTGCCATATGTATCGTATTTAGGTACAACGCGACCGCCTAAAGTAACCCAGGGCATAATGCCGCTGTTGTGCTCGTAAATAACTTCAAACATTGTTTTGTCACCATACGCGCGCGCCTGTGCGTAAAACATATCAGTTACGATGTGATAGTATAGCGGGTTTTCAATACCTAAGGTAGCATATTTATTTTTTGATATGCCTTTATATATTAGTAGTCTGTATTCAGGGTCGTTAAAAACAATCCTATCAGACTGTATTACTTTCATGTCAATGTTAACGCGCACGTTATCGGTTTCTAAACCTTCGCCTTTAGGTTCAATAATTAAAACGGCGTTAGGGTCAAGTACGCGGTTCGGTATAAATACAGAAAATATATAGCTTTGTAAATTAGAATCGCCAAACTTTTCATTTTCGGCAAATTCTTTCATATCTGTATTTTCAAATCTAACAGAATGTTTAGCAGAACTTAAAAGCCTATGCAGTTCGGTTATGGCTTTGACCAATGGCGATTCTGTTTTAGGCTGATACGTATTTTTTCTGTATGCTAATATTTGTTCATCTTCATTTGGGAATGCCTTATCCAACGCGGGCGGCACTTCACCGTAAAAATGCGGTTTAATACTTTCATAAATACGTTTCCAATCCTGTTTAAATGGGTGAACAGGTGGGTTTAGTATTGTAGCATTTACAGTATTTAAAAATTCGTAAAACTGTTCTATGTTCATTTGATTTGATTTTAAAGAGGGCGGCTACATTTAAGCAACCGCCCTAAAACTATCTAACTATGGAGTAATCGTAATTACAAGTGAACCAGTAACACCAGAAGCATCGTTAGCCGTTGCAATAACAGTAACTTGGCCCGCACTTGTAGCAGTAAGCAAACCACCGCCGCTAATAGTTGCAGTACCGGTACCGTTAACAACAGACCATGTAACAGTTGAATCAGTAGCGTTCAATGGTAGGATAGCAGCAAGCATTTGCAAGGTTGCGCCATCGGCTACAGTTGTAACGTTACCTGTACCTGTTACAACGATTGAAGTAACCCAACAAACGTTATAAGGCAATGTTAACAAGAAGTCTAAAGACAATTGGCTAAATGTACCTAACTGTTCATTATAACGGAATTCAACAGTCCAATACGCATCGTCTTCATCAGTTTCAGCAATCTGATAAAATGGGCGAACTGTTACATTAGAATACCAACCTAAGAATCTACCATCACATGTCACAAACCCAAATTCATAACCAGCGGCTTTAGCAGGATTAGATAGGAAATTGTAAAGCGCATCAATAGTAAATGTAAGGTCATTTTCTGCATCGGTAAGTGATACAACGCGCGACTGTTTTACTACCTCCTCCTGTCCGCAGCTACCACGTTTTTTAGTAGTAAATTCAGGTGCAGGCAAACCACCGCTAATACGGCTACCGTTTACGCGGCCAAATACGTTTTTATCAGCTATTGCAGTTTCCCACTCAGTTGAATCTGTAATATCGTCAAATTCGTAGTTACATTTTTTTGCAAACCAACCAGCGATACCACCACTATAAACGGTAGAATCGCAAGGGTCGCAAAGATAGTTAGGGGCGTTATCCTCGTCTATGCAAGGTGGGCAAACACCAAACGCGCCCAAAAACCCATTGATAAATGAAATATTCATGTTTTTTGTTTTTAAAATTGTAAATGAATCCGACCTCACCTACATTGCTTGTTATCTAAACGACATTTTTTGTCAAATGACAAATCTAACAAAAACATTCGGTTATCTTCAGGCTTTGAATCATATCTGAAATTTTGATACTGAACACCATCTACAGCTACGTAATTGCCTCTCACAGCTTGTTGTAGTAACTTAATGTAAAACGGTGGCACAGCGCCCGAAATAATACCGTAATTTTCTGTTATATCTTTACTAATAACTACATTTCTATCATTTTCTGTAATCGCTTCAGTATCGCCAAAGAACTCAACAGTTCCGAAAATACGAAGCGAATTATAAAACGGCGTATTATTAGAACCTAAATAATTAGTCAAAGTTCCGTAAAAATTACCGTTGCAATCATAATTTGCATAAGTGCTATAAATTAGCGAAGTATCGTTTAAGTTACCGCAACCTTCAACTTTTTTATAGTATTCAGTAAATAACCTTCTATCTAATTCAGGTTCTAAGGTAATCTGATTTATTTTAAAGAAATCAATTGACAATCTAAAACAATCCAAATCAGCGGGCAATAAACCCGTATTAACAAAGAACGTTTGAATGCTACCTGTTGCAAGGCTTTGCGCTACATAGTAAGTATCTGAAAATTCATCAATAAAATCACTTATTAAATTTTCACCACAACAATCATATAAGCTAACTACTACATAATGCGATGTACTTGTAGATGTTTGAAAACCTGCTACTAAAACATCATTAGGTTGATTAAAATTATCTGTTACTTGCGTTTGAAACGGTATAACATCGCCTTCAACATACGGTATATAAAACGGTAAATCTGAACCGCAAAGATTACAATTCCACGCATCGTTAAAATTCTGCATTAAATTAGGCGGCAAAATAGGGCAGGCATACCGAATCGGTACAGGCTGCCTAAATGAATAAGTCCTACTAATTTCGGGCGTATATGAAACAGGATAATTTACTAACATATATTCGCAAAGATACAAATAAAAATTAAATTAAAAAATTTTATCCTAAATCGCTACATTTATAAGTATTATCAAAAGTTACAATAGGTATTAAACTTGGTGCAGGTATTGGAACAGGCATTAGTATTTCATGTCTAATTGTGTGCGGGCCTGTACCAGGGTCAAAATCAGCATCAACTATAAACCTATAATAAGCTACCGGTATTGTATCGCTAATCTTTATTGCAGTAACAACATTGCCCGCGTAACTTAAAACACCAACAGGATTACCTGCAAAATCTGTAAAGTTATTTTGAACAACATTTAAACCGCCTACATAATCGGGATGCGCTAATATTTCAGCAATTACCGCTGTAGGGTTGCCTGTTATGGTCCACAAAGGTAAAACGCCAACAACGCGGTAAGTAGATGTACTTGTAAGTGCAACTAAGCCAATAGGGCAATAATCAGGCACTTGCTGATATGCAATACCTGTTACCCAATAACGTTGGCCTTGCGTTAACTGTAGCACATTTATTTTAAATACCGCAAAATCATCAGTACCAAATGATGCGTCAACATCAGCAAGTTTAGCGCTGGTTAACTGTTGAATTTGAATAGTAATAGGCTGCCAACTTGATTCTTCTTCAATAGCATTGTTATTTGTATCGCCTAATTCATTAGCCGGGTAAATAGTAGCTATAAAGTTAATTGAACCTGTAAATGTCGGGTCTTTTTCTACTTCAGCTATAATCTGGTCCGCATCGCAAATATCTATTATTTCGGTTTTGATACCTACAATATAATCTTCTAAATCATAAAAGCGAATCGCTAATAAGTTAGGGGTTATTGCATCGTTTTCAAAAACATCAACATCTAATTTTTGAACAAAATCTATTTGCGTTAACTGAGTAATGCCGTTTACCGATGTAGGTTGATTCATACTAACGGTCCACGTTATTTCTGTAGATGTACCCGCGTATTCTTCAGCTATTCTAAAGATACAATCTAAAATAAGGTCATTAGCCGTATTGGTTATAATAGTCATATCGGCCGTTGTAATTGGCGGTGTTGCTGGTATAAAACCTTGTACTTGGTTAACTACGCCCGGTACATTTGTAAGTTTACAGATAATACCAGCTAACGAACCATCAAAAGTACCTGTTAAACCTAAAGCAGTTAAAGCCGTTGCATAACTTAGCTTATCAATATCTAAACGCGCCTTAATTCGTTGGTGCGGTGCAATAGTTAATTCATTACCGCTATATTCTGTATTGTATGTACTTAGATAACCTGTTAGTGTAGGTATTGCAGGCGGTGTATAAGTAGCTGCTAATATTGGGCTGATATGTGATGTTGCTTCATCGGGGTTTACACTATCGTGAATGTTTACTACTATGTAATACTGACCGTTAATTTGTAGTTGTGTTCCATCAATAATAAATTGTACTTCAATATCATCGGCTGCAGGTATGTTTTCAAACCAATCTGAAGGCGAATAAATAGCGCCGTTTAATTGTCCGCTGCCCGGTGTTGCTTGCGGTATTATGGCATCTGACAAAGTTAAATCAGTAACGAAATCAGCTGTATTTGTGGCATTGTCAACCCTAAAAAGCAAAATTCGAACATCTGTAATCGGTGGGTTATTAGCCGAACCTACATAAGCATCGCCGCGCAATAACATTCTAACGTTATTTGCTTCGCCTACTGCTAACTGGTTAGATGTTACCGTAAACATGCCATTAGCTACAGCCGCCTGATTAGCTTGTGCGCTTGTTGCTTTTACATCAGTTAAAAACGGTAAACTTGCGGCTACTTGTGATGCTGATTCTATTTCTATAGTTTCAATAAAACGCATGCCTGTAGTATCGCCATCGATATCAGAATTATACCAACGCAAAGCAACAGGTAGGCGCAAAAATCTGTTACCCGTTGGCGTTTGAACTTGGGCATCAAAACCGCTATAATCAAATACTTTGCAAGTTAAACCCAAAAATCTAATAAGCGTACTATAAGCTGACTGATAAAGATTGATTAAGTCAGGACCTTGGCCGCGTGAACTTAAAAATCGTTTTGTATTTTGCGCGCTTAATGATGTGCTAAGATAATCTAAAACATCCTGTGTAACATAAAATTCAAATAGAACGGTAGCTGTATCGTGCGGTGCCGCGTTCTTCGACATTTCGCAATAGATGTTATCTAAAAACGGTGCTGAAAAATTTAAAAACGCTTGTTGTGGCGTTGTGCTTAATGGGTTCATGCTTTCATAACCAAAATTAAAAGCATTGATACTATTATTAACCGTAAATAACGCGGGGTTAAACCTAAGGAATTTATTTAAAAAGCTATTAGCGCCACTACTTGTTATAGTTAATGTTAGCCTAATTTTATTACCTATTGCAAAACCTTCAATAGGCGCGGCGGGTATAGTTGAAGATGTAAACGTATCTATATTATATAAAACATTTCCACTGCTATCAATGCAATCTAATTGTATATTTTGGTAAGTATAAGACATTAAATTAAACCGTTTATAGTTAATGAATTATTGTTAGTATCGTAGGTTATTTCAGTTATTTGTACTTGACCTTGCGGCGTTGTAACGTATTTGTCTATATCTAAACTTGTAAGTAAATCGCAATCCGCTGTTACTGAAATAGTAACTTTGCGTGTTTTAACTGATGTTAAACGCGGGTCATCGATATATAAAAGTGTTTGATAGGCTGTATCATGCGCTACACCTGCACCATCAACAAACTGATTTTGTTTAACGTACCACTTATAATTATATGCGCGTTTGCCATCGGGCATTACAACAACATCAGGAACTGCAATACCACGTTGAAAATTACCACCGCCTATATTTTGATTCCAAACCTCGCGCAAGTTTATAAGTTTTGGAAAACTTGAAACTCCCTTTTCTAAAAACATCGCTACTTCATTTTCGGGCGTTTGTACAAACGGATAAAACGTTACATAAAACGGCTTATCTATTGGATTTACATCGGGCGCGTTATAATCGAACCTAAATTGTGATGCTGAAAATGTAAACGTTTTACTTTTTAATCCTACTTGTTGCGGATTATTTGCAGGATTCCAATTTATAACGCGGTCGGTCCAACGCTTTGCAACTTCATCACCACTATTATCGACACCATCTTTAGGGTATTCATATTCAGCATAAGCCGCAGGACGTTCGCCTAAAGATTCATAACAAATAGATAATAACTGGTCATTTTGTAAGTTATCAGTATTAAACCATTCAACACCTGCAAAATAATCTTTGCGCTCAATCTGTAAAACGCCATTAACAACACGCCAATCTATATTCCATTGTTTTAGTTCGTCTAAAAATTGAATGCCGTTTAGGTTTGGTTGATTATCCCTTATAGCACCTTCTTCTGTATAATTTGAAAATTGACCTGGTCCAGGTACAAATCCAATATCTAATCTAACTGTATTATGATAATAACCGCCAACATCAAACAAGCTACTTTGATAACCTAAACCGCAACGCTTACAAAGGTTTTTAAATTGGCTATCTAAATAAGGCGCTATATGTCGGCGGCCACATCCTACTATAAAATTAGATAGGTTTTCAAAAACATTAGAATCAACACCTGATATAATATTAAACAATTGAAATAATGCTAATACAGGGGTAAATAAAACTAAATAATATAAACCTAATAACATTATCGCTTCCTGCGTTGCACTTGGTTTTAGGTCATTGCAATAATACATAAACGGTGCAAACCTAAATTCATCTATGCCTAATGTACTTGTATTATTTACCGTGTTTGCCCTTAACGTATCCCACGGAAAATTATTTTTTAAACACCTAATTGCCAAAGCATCTACTGAATTATCAACTACCGTAACTTGCGCTTCACATGTCGGGAATGTACACCAGCGAACTGAACCGCCTTCAATCTTTCCTGTAAATAATAAACGGTCGGTACCATCGGTATTAGTGCAGCATGTATCATAAATCAATACTTGTATAGCGGATATATTTGGATTAGGCGTGTTTATTATTTGCTGTTTAACATATTCGTATGTATCGCCAACAACAGTTAATTCTGGGGCAAAAGAAAATGCAGAATCACCAGCTTCATCTTTACGTCTAAAAACAAAACTTGCAGATTCAGTACCGTTAAAGTTGTCTAAATCTTGCGGAATGCCATCAAAATATATTAGTAAACCGTTCATTTAAATATTGAATATGTTAACGCACCCAAAGATACAGATATAAACGCGTAAGTTGTTATTTTCCACACTTTTTTCAAACGTGTTTCTTTTTTCAGTTTCTTTTCAATGTCTTTAAAAATTATAATGTCGCGTTCATAGCTTTTAATCATAGCATCTTTTAATAATATCATGTCGCTTTGTGTATGGTGCTGTACTTTCATATCAGCTATAAGCCTTTCAGATTTATTCAGCAACGCATCACATTCAACCGCCCTATTAACACATTCGCCATATGCAATTTTATAGGCATCTAAACTATCAAAACGCGCGGCGATGAATTCGGCATATTCGCGCGTAATCAAAAAACCGTTATTTACTTTTGTAATTTGACAAGAGGCGGCTAATGAGCAAAGTGTCAGAAATATCGCTATAATTAACACTCGGTATTTGAATAATCTTAATTCGGTATAGGTCATATCTAAACTGTTTTATTTGTTTGTCTAATGCCGATTGCATCGTATCTATATGCGCTTGCAGGCTATCTGATTTTGTCACAAATTTAGCATATATTTGGGACAAACTATCTCGGGTTAGCTGTTCGTTTTTCTGTATCTGTTTATGTAGCTTAGTGCTATTATCAATGGTGATGTATAGCAGTACAGATACTAACAAAATTAAAACGGCAATTAGGTATTTCATTTCTTAACCAAGTTTAAAGCGATGGCAACTGCTTGTTCTTGCGGTTTACCTTCAGCTATTAAGGTTTTAATGTTTTTAGAAATACATTTGTTATCTCCGGGTAAGCATTTGATTAGTGGCATAATGTTTATTTATATGTGCAAAAATATGTTATTGTGTATGTTAATAAAATCATTTAGACCAATTACGTGAAAAGTTTTTACGCGCTTGTCTTTGTTCTACAATCTTGAATATACCGTTGGCGTTTGCGCTAACTGTTGTTCGCGGCATGTATTTAGGCAATTCAGTTAAAACATTTTCGATACGTTCTAATCTGTTTTCAAGTCCGCCGTATGTTTGCGCAACGTTTACAAATATAGATTTTTGGCCTAACTCATTACTAAGTGATACTTTATCTCCGAACGCACCTAACGCGCCTTTAATGCCGCCTTGCTGATATGCTTTAGAAAATGTATTGAGTACATCCGCTGGGATTCTATTATTGTGTACAGCACTAAGAACATCCCAATACTTATTATTTGTATCGGTTGTAATAACGCGTTCGCCTTCGTTTAGCATTGCTGGTATTGTATCGCGGCCTGGTTTATTATTACCGCGTTCTAAGTATTCAACACCTTTGAAAAACGCATTACCTGCAGCTACACGCGCTTGGGCTAAACCTGCAATAAGCGATGCCAATGTAAGCGCAATAGTAACTGGGGCAGCCGCACCACCTTCAGCAGCGGCTTTTGAAATAGCAACGGCAGCGTTAATAGCTAATTGTACTTGCGCTAATGTTTTTTCACGTTCAACCGCCCTTGCGCGTTCGGCTTCCAATTTTTCTAAACGTTCTTTTTCTATTTCTAATTGGCGCGCGTTATAATCTTCACTATTAGCGCGTATTTCATCCAATGCCGATTTACTTTTATCAATGGCTTTATCAAGTCCGCTAATGTAGGCTTGTACCTGAGCATTTAGAACAGAGAAAACAGAATCAGAAACGCCTGTAATAACTTGACCTATTTGTTCAATAAGTTTTTTAGGGTCGGGCGGTTCAATGCCATCTTCAGTAAGTTTTCCTAATTCAACTAACTTTAATTCTATATCAGAAATTTGCTTATCAATGTCAGTTAGTAAATTAGCATCACCAGTTGAAACGGCCAATGCTCTTAACTGATTCAATAGCGTTATTTTTGCATCTAATATTTTTTTGTTAGTATCTTTTTCAAGTTCTAAACGGCGCTTATCATAAGTTTTGTTAATCTTTTCTTGTTCTTCGGCATTGCCTGTAGCCGCTTTCAATTGTATGTTACGCTCTTGTTCTAATACCGTTAGCTGGTTGTTTAGTTGCGTTTCTAAATTATTTAGCTGATTAGTTGACTGCTTATTATAATAGTCTTCATATAGGCCAAAACGTTTTTTAAGGCCTTGTTTTACAAAATCATCTATTTGCTTTTCGGTCATGCCTAATTCTTTGGCATACCTTGTATATAAATCTTTTAGCACATCATAGTATTGCATTTCTGCATCAATACGCTGTTGGCTGCCTTCTTGGGTATCTTGAATTTGTAAATTTAATAACGCTTCAATTTCATCAATCTGTGCTTTAATTTTCTCAATACGTTCTTTTTCTTTTTCATCCAATGAATTAAAATAGTCTAAGTTTATTTTTTTGCGCTTAGATACATTGTCTTGCATCATTAAAGTAATTTCAGCTTCAGTATCGCCAAAACCTTTTTGATTTTGTATTCTAAATCCTTCGATAACATCTATATATTTTAATTCGGCCCTTGCACGCGCTTCTGTACCTTCTTCAGTTAAACCGATTTCAATTTTCAAAGCATTTTCAAGATTGGTTAGTTCTTCTTGCAATAGTTTTGCTTTTTCATCGGTAGCGTTTCTGTTTGCTTGCGTTAAAGGTTTTTGCGGTTTCGGTGGTTTTGGTGGTGCTGGTGGTACTTGAGTTAAACCCAATGATTTTTCAAGGTCTTTTGCTGATTCGTTTATTTTTTTAACTTCTTCTTTGTAAGCTTTATCTATATTTTGTAAATTCTTTTTAGCTGCTTTAAAATTATTTATTGCGCGTGCTTGGTCATCGTTTGTTGGTCTTGAAAACATTTCTTCACCATCTTTATTTCTCATAAGTATAGCTACTCCAGCATCGTCTAATTCTTTTTGAGCCTTTTTTTGTCTTTCTAAACCCGCTATCCTATCTTGTATTAATTTACCTGTAACCGCTTCTAATGCGTTTGTTTTAGCCTGTGTAACCGCTTTTCTTATCAATGCGTTATTGATTAAATCGTAAGCCGCTGCAACTTCTTCAGCTGTATTTGCTTCGGTTAATAAGTTTGGCAAATATTCTCCGTACTGTTCATTAACTTTTTGAATTATTGCGCTACGTTCTTCACCTTTGATGTTTGCATCATTTAAAGAGCCAAATAAATCATCTAATGCTACTTTTTCTTTAGCATAACCCGCAACAGCTGATTCAGTTGCTTCGTTAAATGCTTTTTGAGCACTTGTAGCACCAAAAATATAATCTATTACAGTAGGCAAAGCAGTAAGCAATAAACCAAACGGATTTAAACCGCCTAACAATCTAAATACATTACCTAACATCATACCAGCGCGGCGCATTGAATTTATATTTCGCGCACCTTGTAGTAGTTGACCGCCAAAGCTTTTTTGCTTATTCGTCAAATCAACTGTTGTATCTGTTAATTTTTTATTAGTTTTTTCAAGTTCATCAGTTATTTTTTTATTTGTATTAGATTCAACATTTAGTTTTTTCTGTGTATTTACTAATACATTTCTTTTCTGATTCAACTGTTCAACTCCTTTAGCTTCAGTATTCAACACGTTAACTAAGTTTGCCTGTGCTGATTCTAATTCGTCGGCAACGTCCACGCCTTGTTCCATCGCCGCGTTTAGTTGGTCGATACTTTCAATTGCTGAATTGATTTCAGTTTGAAACTGTGAACTATTAAATTCTAAACTATAAACGTCTTTAATTTCTGCCATTGTTTATTTTTTTATTGGCTTGTTCTGCCCTATCGTTATCTTTAAGTATTTGTTCTAATGCTGAATAATAATCACGTATAACCCAAAATCTAACATTTGCCATCTGTACCGGGTCGCCCTTAGTTATAATATAATCGTTTTCGCGGTTTTGTTCTTTTAGTTTTTGTAATGCGTGCTGATATGTTTGCGGTTTCTTTTTTGGTTTAGTGTTCGGGTCAATCTTGTTTAGCCTTGGAAAATTTAAACGTTTGAAGCGCTCGAACCTTTCAAGATTTGTTCTATACTGTTCAAAAAAAAAGCGCGCAGTTCATCGTCTTTTTTAATTGCATCCATTTTGCGCTGTTGTGTTTCTGAATTTATAATGTACGGGTTTTCACCATCAATATAAAAGAAATACAAACCAGCTTCTAATAATAAATCGTCAATCTTTACGCTTTTAAGCCTATACAGAATATCGTTTAATTGGTCCTTAGATTTAGTATGAAATTCTTTTAGCTTATCGCGGGTCATGTTTTGCCATGGCATATCTTCAACTATTTCTAACATGCCATTTAGCTTTTCAACTACTTCGGTTTTGTTAATGCCAAAATCAATAGCGGTCATAGCTTCCTCAATTCTTTGCGCACGTTCACGTGTTAGGTTTGCAGGGTTTTTCAAAATGTAAAAGTTATTACCAGCGCGGTCTGTAAATACTCTTGTCAATTCTATACGCTGCTTTGTAGTTTCGGGAATGTAGGTTTTAAGCCACTTCTGGTAATTACTTTCGTTTTGTTCTGCTCTGTTTCGTTTTCTAAAAATCATGTGTTTATAATTTGGTTGTAAAGTTAGGGCAAAAAAAGATAAAATATTTTATAAAATTTTAATAAAAATATTTGCAGTTTTGAAAAGTAGCTGTATCTTTGAGCATCGATTTGATGAAACGCTTTAAAAAATTAAGATTATGACAACTTTAGCAAATTACAGAATTGAAAGAGCAAACGAAGCAATTGCAGCAATTAACAACGGTGGCAGATTTAACGGTACAGTTTATGTTAAAGCAGGCAAAAAAGGATATTTTGTTTCTGTTTATGTTAGCAACCAAGAATACTGTTTTGGACAAGTAGACAAGCAAGATGTAGAAGCAGTAAAAGAAGAATTTATTGCAGCGCTATCTCAACAAAACGCTAAAACAAGCAGCAAAGATGAAAGATTTGTTTTCGGAACAGATGCTTGGTTACACAGTGGAATGAATGCAGAATAATTATATCAAAACTTAAAAACTTTATTATTATGAATACAGATTCAATGCCAATTTTCGAAAGCAAGACCAGCGACAAAGTTGTTAGATTTGTAAGCTCAACGCAGTTAACAGAATATTTTAGCGATGCATACGCAAAAAAGATTATTAAGGCGCAAATGCACGGCTGTTTGTGGGGCTTATATCTAACAAAGACTGGAAGATTAAGAGCAACTATTTTACCATAAATTCAAAATCACATAACAACATCATGACATTTACAGATTATCCAAAAGCCGCAACCGAAGCGGCGAAACGTGCACTAAAATGGAAAGAAGAAACAGGCAATACAAAAGGCTGCGGTACTTTAGTAGGTTGGGCACGCGCTAACCAATTAGCCAAGGGCGAACCGATAAGCATTGAAACAGTTAAACGCATGGCGGCATTCATTAGGCATCAGCAGAATAAAAACGTACCGTATAATGAAGGTTGCGGCGGCATTATGTGGGATGCTTGGGGTTCAGATGCTGGTATTAACTGGGCAATTAGAAAATTAGAATCATTAGATAACAACAAATAATTTAATATTATGAAAAAACAAATGGATTCGCAATTATTATTCCTATATCAAAGATATTATTTTAATAAAGATATGGGCGATGTTCAAAGAGCTAACTATTGGCTTGGTAGAATTAAAGAATACGAATTAGATAACAAATAAAATCACAACAACATGAGAACACTACTTTTTATCCTACTATTCAGCGCATCAGCTTATGCGCAAACAGATACTATGTACTGCATTCAGATACTTAGCACTCGACACCCTGAATTTATACGAGCTGAACACTTAGCGATGTGTACATTAGAACAGGCGCAAGTAGAACAAACAGATAGTCTATATCGGATTATGTTTGTTTACAACACACTTGAAGAAGCTGAAATAATGCTAACCACTTGGAAACGCGCCCACAAAGATGCGTTTATCTGCCGCCGTACATCTCAACAAGTTTTAAACTTTTATCAATTCTATACTTATGATTAGGCACGTACATATTAAAGGAAATAACAAGCGCGATAAAAAAGGTATCTTGCAGCAGTTCTTAACCGAAGCGCAACAATATAAACCTTTAACGCGTGAACAGGAACGTACCGCGAATCGCGATATGCTAATAAAACATAATATGCTGTTTGCTGCATCGGTTGCATTTCGTTACGATAACTCGCAATGCGATATAATGGATTTAGTAAGCGAAGCTATGATAGGACTTATTAAAGCTGCCGATACATTTAACCCAGCATACGAAAATAAGTTTATAAGTTACGCGCTGTTTCACATTCAGCGCTACATTAAAGAGTTTTTAGATACTAAGAAAAGTTTTGTTAGATTACCGCACAAAATAAGCGATATAAAATATAAAATTGGTAAGCATGAAGAAACAGATAGTCAGCTATTGGCCGAAAAGCTAAATATACCTGAGCATCTGATTGTATCAGCTCAAAGTATTACAGGATTTGTTAGCTTAGACGATTTGAACGAAGATGGCGATGCAATATATCAAGTTGCATCAGATGACCTAACAGATAAGCATATTTTACAGATTGAACTAAAAGAACTTTACAACGAAGTTACCGAATGTTTAACGGACCGTGAATTAAAGATTTTGCAGTACAGATACTTCGATACATTCCCGCAAGATTTAAGCCAAGTAGCTGAAAAGATGAACGTTTGCCGCGAACGTGTAAGGCAAATAGAAAAACAAGCATTTCACAAAATACGCAACAAATATGCAAACGGAATCTAAATGGGTGCGCGAACTAATTTTAAGCGGGCAACCTGACAGTATAGAATTAGGTTTGATGCTAAATGATTCGTTTAATATGTTCCCTTTAACGCGTAAGTTTTACCGAAAGAATAAGCATTTAAAATTTTGGTTACCATCGCGGCACTACTCAGTATTAGAAACAGAATCGCGTTATTATTCGTGGGTTGCCATGCTGAATAACGAACTTAAAACACACCGCTGTTATTTTTGGTTAGACTTTCGAGAACCTAAATTTAAAACGCCGTGGCAAGCATGGCAAAAGCATATAACCAGCGGTGTTAAATGGCCTTATGATTATACATTATTTAATTATCCAAGCCACCCCTATACATCAATGTTCATGCGCTAATACATCTTACCGTTAGCTAAGAACTTATCAGCCCAAACATTAACCTGTTCAACGTAAAAATCGCCATCGTCAGTTACGTTGACGATGGCGAAACCATTTGCCCACAATTGGCGCTGGAATCTCGGCATGTAGGTAAAACCTTTTGATTTAATATCGAATAGACCGCCGATATTGAAGGCTGCTTTGTTACCAGTATGATAGCATTGAACCCGGTGCGTATGGCCAAACATTACCGAATGTTGTGTTTTATCTAAATGCGCTTTTGCTGCATGAATAGAAGTGTAAACACCGTGCACAATATCCAAGTGTTTGCCTAATGTGAAATAGTCACTTTGCCAATCTGTTTTCACTTCCCATCCGCGCTCATGAAGATATAACGCCTCAGTTGGGTTAATCAATGCGCCGCCGTATTTGGCATTATCTTTTTCTTTGATATGTCTAAAATATCGGTCTTCATGATTGCCAAATAGAAAATATTTTTTAGCACCTTTGAAAGCGCTGTTAATATCGTCTATACCTTGTAGGCCATCTATGTACTCATCTTGTAGTGTTAGGCCCGATAAGTTGGCCAATGATTCGGCATTATAAGAACCTAAGGTGTATAGGTCTAAATAATCGCCCGCTAATACAATGCCGTGTAAGTTAGTACCTAATTCGCTTATTAGCCTTAGTAGCTTTTGCCATAGTATTTGGTTATGAAACGGCCTGTGCACATCTGAAATAACTAACCAGCGCTGAAGAGTTTTATGCTGATAACGTTTTTCATTTATTAGGTTTTTCCAATATTCTATTTCATCATTAGAATGTACTTTAATTTTGGGGCGGTAAATCATAGGTCATAGTTTAGGGTTATCATTTCGTTGGCGTCAACGAGATGGTATCATTTCGAGGATATGCTCGATATGGTCATAGTTTTATATCTTGACAAAACGTATTTAATAAGTATCTAAGATTATCTAATAAGTCAGCTTGCCGTTCTTCGCCTTTGCCTTTAATGATTCGGCGGCTATTATCAGATTTAATACGCAAACAATCCATACGCAAGCCCGGACATTTATCTTCATAAATCTGAAAATCTGGACACATGCTTATAATAGTATTCGTTTGCACGTAACTTTCAGCATGCAGCGGGTTAGCTTTAGGCACTACAAAAAAACGCGCGGGTAATTGCAGTTCTTCTTGTATAATTTCGTAGTAGGTTTTAGAAACACGTTGCCTACCATCGGAACGGTCACCGCTCGCATCACCTGTAATTAGTAGTGGTATAGTACAAGGATAAATAGCAGTATCTGACCAGCGGCCGATTTTCTTATTTGTTTCGGTAAATACCCATTCTCTAAACGCTTGGCATGTATCATAAATAGATGCCTCGCCTCGTTCTTCAGAACCTATCTTAAATTCTTTAACGATATGCACACCATACCTGTAACGTGAACGCGCTGATAAGTCAGGCGATAGTGTTGTTTTTTTCATTACCGCCGCGGTCATTGGTATTTTGTTAAAGTCAAAACTAACATACAGCTGTTCCGTTTCCCAACTGATTTTTTTTGCGGGTTGAAATACTTTTTGCTGAATGCTTTTGTCCTTTAGAACATATACCCATGCTTCACCTGAATAATCTACAAATACAGATTTATACTCTTGTTCAAACGTTAGGCGGTCAAGGTCACGGCTTGCATCGGCTACCTCAGCAGGGTCTATTGCAGGGTTATCTGTTGTTTCCATTCTAAACGTAATCCAACTGTCGCTTCCGTTTTCCGATTGCGGTAAATCAATATCAGAATAACAGTTACGTTCAACATTACCAGCCTTAGCGCCGTTTCTGCATAGTTCGTACCAATAGTTATCTTTACCTGCAGCGGTACCAATAAAAAACGCCTCACCTTTAAAATCTGTTAAGGTAGGGCGTGCTACTGTTTTCCAATGGTATTCTAATATGTGGCTCGGTATCTTTTGCGTTTCTTCATAGATAACGCGGTGATATTTGCGCCCGCGCCCTTTATCTTTTCGCCCTTCATCCCCGATGGACCAGACCTCTAAAACTCCGCCATTTAAGAACTGCATAATTTTAGATGTTTCATCTTTATGCGATATGATGCCGCCTTCAGAACTTAGCTTATAAGTATCAACTATCTTAGCCCAGCTTTGCGCAAAATCTTTAAAGTCATCGACAAAAATACCTACGAACTTACCTTCAAATACTGCAGGTGAAATCAACGGTAACGCAACCGATGTAATCAATTCAGTCTTGCCAAACCTACGCGCACATACTATGCAATTAAAACGCCGTTTATTGCTTAAGATACGCTGTTGCCCTGAGTGCGGTCGGTATAGTGTTATGTCGATGTTACGCGGCACTATTTATCAGGTGGGTACTGAATATTTATGTTAATGTTTTTGTCGTCTTGCGTTTCGCCTTTAGGTTCTACAATGCCATAGTTATAACCCAAAAGTAACTTAGTAATTGCAGGGTTTGATTTACCATCTAAGCCGCGTTCTACTTTGTTAGTCAATATTTTATGTTTTGCGCGCGCTATAATTACCGAAAAACCGTCTTTCGTTTGATAGTTCAAAAGCGTGTCAGCATCGCAATCTAAGAAGTCTGCAAGCCCGTAAACTGTATAAGGGATAGGGTCGGGCAAATCTATCACTTCATAATAATCGCGTGTTTTTACAACTTCTTTTTTATTACGTGATTCGCAATAATCAAAGTAAGCATCAATTTTGCTTTGCATTTCTTCAGCTGAACTAAATTTCAAAGGTCTAGCCATTATATAAAATTCCTTTAGCGTTAGTGAATTTGTTAATTTTATCTATTTGTTCCTGGTTGTTATCATAATGAACTGTAATTCCTAAACGTTCAATCGTTTCATACTTATCTTTGCCTTCGGTAAAAAACACGCGATTTGAAGGTATGCCGTTCTCACGTGCAAATCTAATAACAGTAAGTGAACGTTGGCGTGCAGTTACTATATAAACATCAAAACCATCCTTTATTTTTTGCTTTAAAAGGTTTTTACCGTTTTCTGTTGTTAGAACACCATCATAGTCGAAGCTAATTTTAGGCATAATTTACGTTTTAAGCAACTTTTAATAAGTTTTGATATCTATACACCACTTTAATATAAAAATGTCTTAAAATGCCGTTTAAATGCTTTTTAAGCCTATATCTATATTATTATTAGTATTATTATTTATATTATTATTATTATTTATTATTATTGTTAACACTTGTTACATTAAGTGTAACACATAACTAATTGATATATAGTACATGTTACATGTTTACACCTGTTACACTATAACGCTCACATATATGTATTTTAAGTTTAACTACGCATGTGTATGTATGCGTCCATGTATGTGAGAAAAAACCCGTAACTGGTGTTAACAGCGTAACAAAGTTTAGAATCAATCGTTTAGGTGTTACATGCTGCGTAACATTTGTTAACATTTCAAATAAAAAAACCGCTGCACTTGTTGAACAGCGGTTAGCGGAGAACCGCAGTTGAGGCAAAAGTAAGTATTAGTTTTCAGACTTTAAAACTTTTCTATGTGAAAATTCAATATTTTCTTTTTGATAGTTCAACGGGTCACCATCTAAAAACGTCATAGTGTACTTTAAATCATGATTTTTAAGCGGGAACAATAAATGATGCAAAAGAATGCCAGTGCTGCTCTTAACCCTGTTTTTATCAAAATGCCATCGGTAATCTTTGCATTTGTCATAATCAGAATCATCTAACATAATGTACTGAGTGCAAAGGCTGCGTTTAAAGATTTGAAGTAGTTTCATACATTTAACGTTTTGATAGTATAAAGAATCTGAGATTCATTTTTAATCATTCCTAAGTCTATACCCTGTGTAATAAATTGCTCTATTTTTGTAATTTTTTTAAGTTCATTTGCAGATGCTAAATTTCTCATTCCTGCAAAATGTTTTCCAAAAACACGTTCATTTATAGCAATTGCATATTTAAAATATTCAGGATTATGTATAATCTTTTTAATAGAATCATTCATTGGTTTATATTCAGTACCAGCTTCAATCCTATCAAAAATTAAGCTATCAGTTAACCAAATAACAACCTTTGCATAAATCATTGGATTTAATTCCATTGCAAGTAAAACCCATATATAAGGATTGCACATAACTTCTTTTGTATGTCTTGCACCTGTAGTTTTATAAACTCCTAATGACTTTAATAACTTTGCAATTCCAATCTCATTTATACGCTCTATAAAAGTGTTAATTGACTCGTTTATGTAACCTTGATTTTCAAGCAAATAATAAACACGTTCTTTAAAATCTTGTGTTTGCATAATCCAAGTTAATGACCTTTCAGACCAACCATATTCCCACCTTGCTGATTCATATGCTTTTTGTAATGCAGATACAGATAAAAATCCTGTTTTAGTTTCTTGTTTAATCGTAATACCAAAAAGTTCACGGTCTTTTGATTGCATAATTACATTTGATTTCATAAAATATAAATTTTAATTATTAATACTACAAAGATAGTATTTTAAATTTATATTTCAAAGGTTATAAATAAAAAACCCTACATTTTTGCAGGGCTTTAAATAAATTTATTTTTCTAATTCATCATTTAAACTTGATTTTTTCAGCAAATCAGTATAATTCATTGAACCTTTACGCGCTACATCACGGCCAAATATTTTACCGAACTTTTCAGCTGCATCTTTAACGGCGTAAGTTTCGGCAGCTGGTGCAGCTTTTTGTACACCATCGGTTTTTACTTTACTCCAATCTGTTGCGCTTGCTTCTTTGTCGGTTTGTATCGGAGCAGCACCAATACCATCCTGCCACATTGGCTGACCGTTTATAGGGTTAATTACATGTAGCCTAACAGTTACTACTACTGAATTAGCTACTATTTGTGTAGCGCGAATTTCTACGTTAAAGCCGCCAAAGATACGGGTTAACAGGTATTCAATTTTCTCAATAGGTATGTACCGGTAATCGCGTATCATCGGATGTTGAACTAACCACTTTGCGGGCGGGTCCTGGTTCAATAATACGGTCAAAGCGTTTTGCTTTAGGCTGTCTTCTGTGTCAGTTAGAAGTTCCTGAAGTGTTGGCAGTTTTGTTAGTTGTTGCATGGTTTGAAGTTATTAAATGTTTGAAATATTTGTGTTTAGTGGTGATGAATGAACGCCATAATACATCCATTCAAAATCTTCGAATAAGAAAATTTCTTTATTATCTACTTTTGATTTAATTAGATTTACAATTTCTTGTGATTTTGTAAACCATTCGTTTCTATGCTGCATTCTTTTAAATCTTGAATGTAGCATTGATTCTAATTGCTTGGTTTTTTTTCTATTGTAAGTGAAAATACACATTACAGGTTTTACTTCAAATGGGTTTGCTGTTCTTATTGCAGTAAATCTCATTTTAGGATTATTTGATATACCTATTTTGTAGTATTGCTCGCATTCTAATAAATACAGATATTCTTTTTGCATGATTTGAAGTTTATAAGATGATTTAATAGGTGACCGACATCAATGTCGCTCAGTGATTTATTTAGCCCATGTAGGCAATGAAATAATATGTATTTTGTTATCAGTTGTATAACCGTGATAAATGCCGTTTTCCTTACATTTTTTTAGCGTTTCAATATCGGCCAAATATTCTTGGCGGCCGCGTTCGATAGCTTCGTTATCAAGTTCGTAAAGTTCTACATTAAACGGCGCTTCCTTTTCAACTGCTATAAATATAAACCGTTCAGCTTTTGTTAGGTCCATATAGAACGCCGCTTGGACATGATAACGGTAATTATAGATGGATTTAGCAAATTCGCTCGGTGCTGAATTAGTCGTTGTTTTTAGGTCGATGCAAACGTTATATTTTGTGTTTAGAAAATCTACTTTACATTTAGCAGCCATATCAGATATTCTACCCCAAAATGCTATTTCAGCTTGGCCTTGTTCTAAAAGTAACGCCGCCTTCGGATGTGCTAAAACAGCGTTTCGAATGTTTAGCGCTAATTCATAATCTTTGGCCGATACGAATAATTCTTTGCCTTCAGATTCTGCTAAAAACGATTCGTAAATAGCTTTACCTTCTTTTGTACGGCGGTCGCATTCGGGCATAACGGCGTAATTGTCTTGGTCGAATACAACCGAATGAACTAAGCTTCCTAAATTCATAGCTGATGTTGGCGCTTGTTTTTCACCTTCTATATAGGCTAAATAGTGCGCTGGTGACTTATGTACTAAGTCTAAAAGTGACTTGCTAATGAAGTCGGTTTTTTTGTGATACTCTTGGTTTGTCATAATTTTTTAAAAATATTTTATTAAATAATAGCACAAAATTAAAAAAGGTTTTTAACTTTGCAACACATTTAAACAAAAAAATATGAAAACTTTTGAAAAATTATCAATTCGATGCCACATCTTAGGCATCAGCATTTCGGAATTATGTAGGCGCGCCGAAGTTGGTAGGCAAACGGTTGAATACTGGTCTAAGGTCGAACCGCAAACTTTAATAATACTTGACAAACTGCAAACAGAATTAACAAAATTAGAAAATGAACACCATACAGCTAAGGCCATATCAATCCAAAAGCGTAAGCGACATAAGAGAGAGTTATAAAAGCGGCAACCGTAAAGTATTGTTTGTACTACCTACTGGTGGCGGAAAAACTGAAACATTTATTTATATGGCTTTAGAATCAATCAGTAAAGGTAAGCGCGTTTATTTCTTAGTGCATAAAAAAAACTTAGTGAATCAGATTAGCGAACGATGCAAGCGTTATAATTTAAGACACGGTTTTATAGCTGGCAACCGACCTAAGCAGTATTATTTACCTGCGCAAGTATGCAGCGTTCAAAGCCTTAAAAATAGATTAAAAGAAGTACCAATGCCCGACCTATTGATTATAGATGAAGCGCATCACGCCAACGCTGGTACATGGAAGGACATTTTAGATTTTTATGGCGAAAAGGTTTTTGTGCTTGGCGTTACTGCTACACCTTGGCGCGGCGATGGACAAGGACTTGGCGATGTGTTTAGTGATTTAGTTTTAGGACCGTTACCTGCTGAATTAGTGCAAATGGGCAATTTGGTGATGCCTGAATATTATAATTTCAAACCGTTGGCGGATTTTACAAAGATTAAAAAAGATAGGAACGGCGAATATAAAGCGGATGAACTATTTAAGGAAATGGACAAACCAGCGATAACAGGCAATGCAGTTGATGAATATAAACGTTTGGCACCGGGTGAACCTGCTATTTATTCTTGCGTAAATATTAAGCATTCGGAAAATGTAGCAGCGGCGTTTAATGCTGCAGGATTTAAAGCGGTTGCAGTTCATGGAAATTTAGAAGATGCTGAAGTTAAAGCCGCGTTTGAAGGTTTAGCATCGGGTGCACTACATATAGTAACATTTTGTGACCTTATAAGCGAAGGTACAGATATTCCCGCGGTTAGTGTTGTAGGCATGCTTAGACGTACTATGTCCCTTAGTTTATATCTTCAGATAGTTGGCCGCGGTTTAAGGCCGATGCAAGGTAAAAACCGCTGTTTAATTTTAGACCACGTAGGGAATCAGAAAATGCACGGTCATCCACTACAGACACGCGAATGGACATTAGAAGGTGTGCAAAAGAAAAAACGCGATACTGAAATATTTGAAAATGAATATGCCGATTGCACCGAATGTTTAAGAACTTACGTTAAAACTTTAGATAAGTGCCCGTATTGCGGCAATAAACCCGAAATAAAGATACAACAGATTGAAGAAGTTGCAGGCGTTGCGGTAAAAGATAATACAACCTTAGATGAACTGCTAAAGGCGAAAAAAAGTGAACAAGCACAAAGCAGAACGTTAGCGGATTTGTGGGAACTGAAAAACAAGCGCGGGCACAAAGACAATTGGGTTTATTACATTTTTGAAAGCCGTATCTTAAAAGAAAACGGCAGTATTGATTGGATAAATAAAAAATACGGTTTGGATGCTACCGATAAGAATGACTTAAAAGCAGCCGCAAAAAGAGCATGGAATAATTTTTTAAGAAGTAAACGGTATTAGTATGAAAGTAATTTATAAGCGCTCAGATGGTAAAATGATACCAGGTAAAATAGAATACATAGCGTTTCATAACAAAGATAAAAGCGTTGTTTGGTATCATGTTAGATTCGGTCCTAAGTGGGCGCACTTATGCAGTAAAGATGAATTATTATTTGAAGAACAACTAACACTATTTTAGTATGAGATGGAGCGATAAAATAACGGTAACAAACGAGGATAATATGGAGCTAATGGCAAGGTATCCTGATAAGTATTTTGATTTGGCGATAGTTGACCCGCCTTATGGGATTGGAGAAAATGGGCAAAGAAATGTTACAGGCGATAGACCAACAGTAAAATGGAAGAACCCCAAAAGCCAACACTATAAAACTTTTGATGATAGCGAAATACCAAATGAAGATTATTTCAAAGAGTTGTTTCGTGTATCAAAAAATCAAATTGTTTGGGGTGGAAACTATTTTACTGAATATTTGAAGCCATCAAAAGGATGGATAGTTTGGGATAAACAAGCTGATATAAAAGAACATTTATCAATGTGTGAATTGGCTTGGAGTAGCTTTGATAGAAAGTGCAATAAATACGAATACTTATGGGCTGGATTTAAAAAGAAACACCAAATTGAAAGGATACATCCTACCCAAAAACCCGTTGCACTTTACAAATGGTTATTAGACAAATACGCAAAGCAAGGCGATAAAATACTTGATACGCATTTAGGCAGCGGTTCAATAGCCATTGCATGCCATGATTACGGCTTTGACTTGACAGCCTGCGAACTTGACGCGGAATATTACGAAGCCGCAAAGAAACGTTTTTTTAATCACTCAGCACAAACAAAACTATTTATACCATGAAATGGAAACCGCACGAAATAGAACTATTAAAACAGCATTATGCAGATTTAAGTATTCACGAACTTATGCAGATGCTGAATAAAACATCAGGTGCAATTTACAACCAAGCATATTTTAATAACTTAAAAAAATCGGCAACATATGAAGAAAAGCGCCGATTACAAGATATAGAAAACCTAAGAAAAAATACTACAAAACGCTTTCAAAAAGGGCAAACGCCTTGGAACAAAAACGTAAAAGCCTATATGGGTGCAAATGCAACAAGTTTTAAAAAAGGTAATTTGCCGCACAACACCCGAAACGAAGGTGAAACGCGGATAAATAAAGAAGGCTATGTATTAGTAAAGATAGCGCATAAAAAATGGGTTAGAAAGCATTATTTGATATGGGAAAAAGTTAACGGCAAAGTTCCTAAAGGCTATGTTTTAAGGCTTAAAGATGGTAACCGTGAAAACTATGATATATCAAACATTGAACTAATATCACGGGCCGATAATATGCGATTAAACGCTATGCAAAGATTCCCAACTGAGTTAAAACAAGCAATCAGATTATTAAAAAAACTTAAAAAGAAAATCAATGAGAAACAAGATTCAAGACCTTAGAAACATGCTATTCGAACAGATTGAACGCTTAATGGATGATGATGCTGATTTAGAAATAGAAACACAGCGCGCTGAAGCCGTTGCACAAATAGCAAGTGTATTAGTGCAATCCGCAAAAGTTGAAGTAGATTTTTTGCGCATGGTTGGTGCTGAAGGTAGCGGCACTGGTTTTATTCCGATGGACAATCAAAAACAATTGACATGAAACACTTTCTAAACCAAGCCTACGACAAATTAGGCATTTATTACACACCATCTAAAATTTTAAACAATGAAACAATTAATAGCTTTTCTAATCTTAATTTCAGTACTTTTTGGCTGCCAACAAAAACAACCCCAACCTACTGTAATAGTAAAAACGATTACCATTTACCGCGACACTTGCGATTCAGAATTTATACGCAAGATAGGCCAAATAGAAACAGGCAACAATGACAGTTTAACAGAGGTAGGCGGCTACGGTAAAGGTAGATTTCAGATTTACAACATTTGCGTTAAAGGTAGCGGACTAACTGACCTATTAGGCTATTCTCACGATGATATGTTTAAACATGAAAAATCAGTACATGTTTTTTGGGCTACGATGGGTATTTTCTGCCATACATACGCACAAAAGCACGGACATTATCCAACATACGAACAGTTAGCGCGGATGTGGTGCGGCGGTTCTGAAGGCTATAAAAGCAATGCAACATTAAATTACTTACATAAATTCAAAACGCTATGAAACGAAAAACAGATTATGAGATTTTATTAGAAATTTATAGGCGAGTTTATGCAGTATCTGAACCGCCAGCCGATTTCGATGAATTGGTAGCTAATGCCGAACTAAACGAGCGCGGCGAAAAACAAATTAAGTTTTTAGAATACGAATGCGAACACGATACGATGCAGCGCATTTTAGATGAAACGATAGCAAAGTATAAAATTAAAGGCCACCGCGCTAAAGCATTTGCATTTAGCTTTTGGTTAGGCTGTTCACCTAAAACAAAGAAAAAATCATGAGCGGAGGTTATTTTGAATACAACCAGTATAAAATACATCAAATAGCTGAAGAGTTAGAAGATGTAATTTTAAAAAACGGCAAAAAGCGTGAACGTAGGGAATCTTGGGAGGATGAAAACTACTATGAATACCCACCTGAAGTAATAGCTAAATTTAAAGAAGGTTTAGAATTTCTTAAAAAGGCTCACATTTACGCGCATCGCATAGATTGGCTTCTTTCTGGTGACGATGGCGATGAATCATTTTTAGAACGCTTAGAATCCGATTTATCGAAGTTATGAAAGAACAACACTTATACAAAGAATTACAAGCGCGGCACAGTAAGTTCGGCGTTTTATTTCGGAATAACACAGGTACAGCATTTCAGGGCAAACGGGCGGTTATCAACAGCCGCCCTATAATAACTGAACCGCGGCAGATAACATTTGGGCTTTGTGTTGGCAGTTCTGATTTAATCGGATGGACTGAAAAAATCATTACTAAAGATATGATAGGTAAAAAAATTGCTATATTTACAGCCCTCGAAGTGAAAAACCTAAGCGGCAAAGCAACAAAAGAACAAATCAATTTTATTAAACAAGTCAGAAAATCGGGCGGCATCGGTGATATTTTGCGCTGGGTTGATGAAGACTTTAAAGCGGATGAGATATGACCGCAATACAATATTTAGTTGAACAAATCGAAAATGGTAAGATTGAAATAATATATTCAGACAAAATACATTCAATTAAATGTTTGCCTGAATTTGTTAAACAAGCCCTTGAAATGGAAAAGGAACAATGCGAACAAGAATACGAACGCGGTTTTTTAAAATGTGCAGATACATTACAGTTTATTTTAGACAAAGGATTATTAAATAATTATAATAACGATACCAATGACAACGGAAGCTATCAACTTATTAGCCGAACTTAAAGATGAAGCGCTAAAAATGGATGCCTATATAAAGGATGACACTAAGCGCCAAAACTAC